CCGTCACCCAGGTCCAGACCTTTCACGATCAAATCAGGACGCTGGCCAAATGCTGGATTCTTCTCTGATAATGATTGCAACTGAGCGGAGGCTTGCTGACGCTTACTTGCGTATGCAGGGCCAACATCTGGGATAATATCGTATTTTGATGAACCTAAATCATTTAGGACGGACTTTGTACCGCTCTCAAGGTCAACAATCTCAGTATTGATCGGCACGAATTCTGTGCTGCCATCTGGGTTGATGATTCTTGCTTGCTCCTGCTGCGACTTAATTCTTGGTAACAGGTCAGCTAAAATCTTGCCTGCGTAAGTCACTGATCTAACATGATTAGTCATGTATATAGCGTTTGATTTCTCTGATACGATCTCGCCCTGAAGAATCGCCTCACCTGATCGGCCATCTGCCGCAGTGCCATCCATACCGGAACCAATATTGCCGCCCAGAGTCGCGTTGATGTTCTCAGCCATCGCCTGGGAGATACCCATCAGAGCCATATCTAGCTGTCTGGATTGGGTTCTGAATGGTGCTGGCTGACCGTCGATGTGGTTATACATCAGTGCTGCTGCATCGCCCAGAGACAAGTCCTCGATGTCACCCTCATACCCCTCAGCCTGCTCTGCCGTAATCATTAACGTATCTTGCACGTTAGAAGCCGCCTGCTTGACCGCTGCTGATTGAGCATAGTCATAGAGCATTGCCGCATCCCTAGTTTTTCGGACCCGACCCCTGATGATCTCTCGACCTTGGATTGTGGTTTGTACGCCATATTCCGGCACTAATGGAATGTATTTACCCACCCACTGCTGCGGTCCCTCAAGAACCTCTGCCCCGTTGATGATATAACGCTCGATCTCATAATCATCGAACTGTCGGCGCATCTCTTTTCCGTCTCGGACCTCAATGGTAATGTTTTGAGCAGCCAGCTCGTCCTGCAGACTTTCAAAAGATTCATCCACATCGTAAACGCTGCCGTCAGTCATCATCACGATTTCGCGCTTTATGGGCTTCTTGCGCCAATATGCTGCCATCCTGACCTTGTGATTGTCTGTTTCGTACCAGTCAGCGTTTATCTTTCCGCTAGAAAGCCATATGTCGTCAGGTACGTCAGTCAATACGCTGTCGGGATACTGAGCCTTGAATTCGTCGCTGTCCATGTACCAAACCACGAAAGCATATAGAGCATCCTCTTTAGTGTATAGGTCAGATTCGCCAAACCATAATGAACTAGCAGCATCCTTAATTGGTCTGATTAAAACTTCTTGGTCAAATCCCTCACCCCACTCAGTGACAATCTGAAAGCCACCATACCCACATTTCTGAGTTTCATCGAAGGCGTTATCATAAGCATAACCAGCATCAGACCGAGCCTCGACAGACTTGATCATTCCAGACATTGTATCTTCTAGCTCTTTGTTAGATGAGTGAGCGCCCCTGACCTGTATCTGAATCTCATTCTGGCGTTGATCAGATAAAGATTGCTCAAGCACTGGGGATACCCTGTCGATATGATATCTAGGTGGTGGTGGTGATGAGTCATCCCGACCTGCACGAACGTTATCACTTGATGATTCGTAATCGTCCCAGTTTCCGCCCTCGCTTTCGATCTGGATCTTGTCTTCAATCGCCAGAGCTCTAGAAAATCGCTCCCTGTCCTGAAGCACAGCAAAACGCTTTAGCGCCTCTGAATGAATATTTTTGTTGCCTTCCGCAGAATCGACCTTACGGAATTTATTCAATGCTTCTTCTTCGCTCATACTGCTCGCCTGAAGTTAAGTTTAACCCGCTCAGTTTTCATCTGTGGCAATTCCTCTCCCATTGTTAGACAGTCGTACATGCCAGGGGAGTCCATATCATAGAGAGCCTTCAATTTCTCCTTTGACATTAACTGAATTTTACCCGCCCCGTTTGGGATGGTAGGAATTCGGCACACTTCCGAGCGAATCTTATCAATTAATTTGATGTCTGACGATAGGCTGATGATCGTGTCTGGATCTATGTATTTACCCTTCACCACCGCCAGATAGGTATTATAAAATCGATCTGCCAGTTTTATACCAAACTGAGCGCGTTTGTTCTTAAATGTTTGATCGTTGTTTTTTGGTTTATCTTTGGGGCCGGTGGAGTGTATCCCGCCATAAGTTTGCTTTGGGTCATCCACTGAATTGGACCCTTTATACGGCCTAATGTCGCACTTGATGCCCTTGAAGTTGTCAGCGATCTGGTTTCTCAACAATGCGCCCATGCCGTCAGCGTCATAAACAAATAGATCAGCATTAGCCGCTATCGCTCTTGAAGTCGCTTGATCACAAGCATCGTTGCCATTTGCAGCAATCAGTTCATCTATGTCAGTGTAAAGTATCCCTTTTCGGCAAGCATAGCCGTAACTGTCCCCACCGTCTGCAGGGTCATGCGTTGCGATAGTCGCCCCAGTAGGATCAATACCCAGCTTGATATGTGCATCAATGGCAGCATCAAACCATTCTTTCTTGATAATGGCATTATCCACACTTTCCATATAATCGCCCTCCCAAATATGCCTGTATTCGTCAGCACTGAGGTTTTCGAGGTCATCAAGCCGTTCCAATTCTAGCTCAGGCGGGAACCAGGGATTGTCCGTGTAATTCACCTGTATAACCATACACAGATCATCTTCATAGAAACCACATCTGGCTAATTCATCTTCCGCCCTTGCTAGATATTTCTCTGCCACGGCATCACCGCGACTGAACCTGTTCATTGTCATCCATATCTCAGGCATCTGACCGTCATCTTTTGCGCCTGAGCGAATCGATGGTGTGAGTACCCGTAATGACTTTTTACTGACTGTCTGGGCCTCTTCCACCCAGAGGATGTCTACCGCGCCAAGTGACTGAAGACTTGATATGTTACGAGCCAAGCCCTTGTAGAATATCTCCCCACCGGTTGCACTGGTAATGTTGGTGTTTGTTGATGAGAAGCCCTGCACTCCAAGCCGGTCAATTTCCTGCTTAATGGTTTCGTGTACTGAGTCGTCAATTGTGTTCTGGAATTCGCGAGAGCAACAGATTCTAGCGCCCTGGTCTGCCTTCATGACCACCAGGTCAGTTACGCTGATTGATTTACCCGACCCGCGTCCACCAACAAGGATTTTAATACGCTTCGGGGTAGTAAGTATCCGAAGTACCTTATCAGGTATCCTGATGTCGATGTCAGCCATTGCTGGTGGGATGAATGTTATAGTTGTTCTGTATCTTCTCTCCGCCCGTAGTCAGATCCGTGTTGTTGTGAATTCTGTCCTTCCAGTTGGCGTTGTCCCTGTTGTTTAAATAATACTTCTGAGCCTGAGTATCGCCGCTTTTGGCATTCTGAAACAGCGCGTTAGTGATGGTTGCTATTCCTTTTGCTTTACCATCGCTTATGGCCTGCGAAAACTGAGGATACTGAGCCTGCTTTTCGTAAACAGTTCTTACCCCAACTCCAAGAACAGCTGCGATTTGATCCATCGTAAGTCCTTGAGCTGCAAGGGTTTCTGCTTTTTTGCATACATCCTCTGTTATCTCGAATGGTGGTCTGCCTCCAGGCATTAGGCAGCCTCTCTCTGTGTTTTCATTTCGTTGAAGGTTTGCCCGTCTTCATGGACGGCTTCTTGCCCTGTGTAGTCTTGCCAGCGCTTAATAATGACATCGCAACATTTTGGGTCAAGTTCCATCATGAGGCAATCGCGGGCTGTCTTTTCGCAGGCGATTAGGGTGGAGCCGGAGCCGCCGAATAAGTCAAGGACGGACGCGCCAGAGCGTGTTGTCTTGTCAATAGCCTCGACGCCTAACTCTACGGGCTTTTGTGTGGGGTGGACATAAGCCGCCGCGCCATCTTTCCCAACCTTCCAAACGCTGCCGATGCGTTTTCCTGTCAACTCGGCCCCCCTATTCCAGACAAGGGCTGTCTCATAATCGCTTGAAAATGTTTTTTTCAAGTCGCCAATTCCGCCGCCGCCTTTAAACCATATGACTTGGTTTGTAGGATAACCAAAGGCTTCCATTTGGTCGAGCCATTGCGGAAGCACTTTCCAGCTTGTCCAAACAAAAACCCACCCAATTGAAACCGTCTCAATTATCGGCGCAATATCAAGAAACGTGTCGTCATTTTTCAAAACATCAAACTTTTCGCTTTTAGTTCTCCTATTTGATTGA